AAGTTCGGTCCCGTCCCGCTGCGTGCATACGCGAATGGCGGCATCGCTCGCTCGCCTCAGCTTGCGCTGTTCGGCGAAGGATCGATGAATGAGGCCTATGTGCCTCTGCCTGACGGTCGATCCATTCCCGTGACGATGACCGGCGCGGCCGGCTCGGGTGGGAATGTCGTATCCATCTCGATCACGGTGAACCAAGACGGCTCCACGAGCGAAGAGGGGTCTGGTGGTGACCAGGAGGCCTGGAAGAACATGGCCGAGAAGGTCCGTGGCGTTGTGATTCAAGAGCTGGGCCGTGAGAAGCGCCCAGGCGGCATGTTGTTTGGAACCTGATATGAGCCTATCTACCTTCACCTGGATTCCAGACCTCGGGGCGCGTAAGGCGCTCACGGTCAGCAAGAACGTCGCGAAGTTTGGCGATGGCTATGAGCAGCGTTCTCCCAAAGGAATCAACCACGTCTTCGAGACGTGGACGCTGACCTTCACCGCCAACCATTCCGCTATTGCCTTGATTCAGAACTTTTTGGAGGGGGTGATTGAAATCACGTCCTTCAAGTGGCGCACCCCGGAGGGGAAGGACATCGTCGCGGTGGCCGAGAACTACTCGGTTGACCGATCGATGCAGGGTCTGCGGCGCATGAGCGTTGAGTTCCGGCAGGTGTTTGACTTCGATTCCTAATGCCATAATAATAAGTCACAAGTGACTTATGAGTATTGCAACTGAAATCTCCAAACTCTCGCATCACGCGGTTATCGAGCTATTCGAAATCGACATGCGAGAGATCGATCCGCGCACTGACGTGTCGGATGCGCAGAAGCGCGTCTATCTCCATGCGGGGATGAACGGGCTGCTCGGCAGCGTCTGGTGGCAAGGCCAGGAATACCGGCCGTTCCCGGTTGAATTTGAAGGCTTCGCGATGACCAGCAGCGGGGCAAATCCCCGTCCGACCATGCGCGTGTCCAACGTGTTCGGTTTGGTTGGTGCGCTGGTCCGCGATGTGAAGGGCCTGAAGGGCGCGAAGGTGATTCGTCGCCGAACTTTGGCCAAGTATCTTGACGCCCGAAACTTCCCCGGGGGCGCGAACCCTACCGCTGACCCCAACGCTCACTACCCGGATGACACCTGGCTGGTTGATCGTCGGGGCCCCAGCGATGCCACGGTGGTCACCTTTGAGCTGATCAGCCCCACTGATGTGGCGGGCGTGCAGATCCCGCGTCGTCAGGTGCTGGAGAAGATTTGCATTTGGGAATACCGCAGCCCTGATGGCTGTGGTTACGCCGGCCCTCCGGTCGCTGATGAAAACGATGACCCGGTGTTTACCATGGAGCAAGACCGATGCAGTCATCGGCTTACCGGCTGTCGTCTGCGTCTTCACAACCTGAATCAACTGCCCTTCTCTGGCTTCCCGGGTTGCGGCGTGCTGCGAGGCGAATGATGCAGTTCTCCCCCGAAGTCATTGAGGCGATCTTTGCTCATGGCAAGGCCGTCTACCCGCGAGAGTCCTGCGGCATGGTTGTTCGCACCGCCGAGGGTGAGCGATACATGCCTTGCCGGAATGACGCGGCTGGAAACCTGGCCCTTGGTTGCTTCGTCATGAACGAAGAGGACCAGAAGGCGGCTGAAGACCTTGGCGAAGTGCTGGCTATCGCCCACAGCCATCCGAACGCTTCAGCAGATCCATCCGATGCAGATCGGGTCATGTGCAGCAAGTCAGAGGTGCCTTGGATCATCGTCGGCGTGCCGAGCGGGGTGGTCCGCTTCCTTGAGCCGAGCGAGAAGGGCCTTCCCTTGGTGGGCCGAACGTTCCACCACGGCGTCGTGGACTGTTATTCGCTGGTGCGTGACTACTACAAGGAAAAGCTCGACCTCGAACTGAGCAACTACCGTCGCACCGATGACTGGTGGTTGCGGGGCGAGAACCTGTATGTCCGCAACTTCCAGAAGGAAGGCTTTGCGGTCGTTGCTCACGATGGCAAGTCTGTCGTGCCCCAGCCGCATGACGTGATCCTGATGCAGATCCGTAGCGATCAGCTCAATCACGCCGCTGTGATGGATCCCGACCGGCCGGGTCACATCCTTCATCACTTGCATGGGCAACTCAGTCGCCATGACGTGTGGGGAGGCATCTGGGCCCGTCACACCGGCCTGATTCTCCGACACCAATCCTTGATGACCAATGAGCACTGAAACCCTTATTGGCCAGGACAGCATCAAAGAGGTTCGCCTTTACGGGGTGCTGGGCAAGAAGTTTGGTCGTGTGCACCGCCTGGCTGTAAAGACGCCACGCGAAGCCGCGCAAGCCCTCGCCGCGACCATCCCTGGCTTCCGTCAATACCTGATGGAGAACAGCCAGCCTGGCTATCACGTCTTCGTGGGCAAGCGAAGCATCGCGAACAACATCGGCAGCGACTTGCTTGACGGCCCGGTAAGCAGCAAGGAGGCGATCAGCATCGTCCCCGCCATCGCTGGCAGCAAGCGAGGCGGTGCTCTGCAGACCATCGTTGGCGTGGTGTTGATTGTTGCCAGCTTCTTCGTCCCTGTTCCCGGGATGCTTCAGCTCGGCATCACGCTCGCTATAGGTGGCGTGATTCAGATGCTGACCCCGGTGACGCGCCAGAACAAGCGCAACGAGAAGGATCAGGTTTCGAGCTACCAATTTGATGGCCCGACAAACCAGACCCGTGAGGGCGCCCCCATTCAGATCACCTTCGGCCGAATGATTGTCGGTTCGTCGGTCGTGGCCCAAGGCATCTATTCGAGCGATATCGCCCTATGAAGCAGTTTGAACACATCGTTGGTTTTGGCGGCGGTGGAGGCGGTGGCGGCAGCTCCCCTACAGAAGATCCCAACTCGTTGCGTTCCACCCAGATCGCCGAGCTGGTGGATTGCCTGGGGGAGGGCGAGTGCGAGGGTCTGGTGGATGGCTTGAAGAGCGTCTACCTGGACGGCGTGCCCATCGAGAACCCGAACGGCAGTCGGAACTTCACCGGGGTCGATTTTCAATACACGGTCGGCTCTCCGAATCAGAACGTCCTCCCCGGGCTGGATGTCGTCTACACCGAGTTCCCGGTTGACGTTGAGGTTTGGAACACGCGCAACGGCGTTGATGGCTCGATCATCCGCCGCATCGTCAAGGATGACACCGACAAGGTGCGCGTCACGGTTGGCATCCCGGCGCTGACGCAAACGGACACGGGGTCAGGTGACATCCGTGGCACCTCTGTTGAGTTCGCCATTGATGTGCAGGCCAACAACGGTGGTTTCGTTGAGAAGTATCGAAACACCATTGCCGGCAAGACGACTTCGCTCTACAGCCGATCCGTCATTGTTGATGTCGCCGGCCTGGCCAAGCCTATCGACATTCGTGTTCGTCGCCTGACGCCTGATTCCAGCTCGTCGTTCCTTGTGAACTCGATGCGCTGGATGACCTATGCGGAGATTCAGTCTGTTCGTCTGAAGTATCCGAACACGGCGATCTCCCATCTTCGATTCGATGCGCAGCAGTTCTCCCGCATCCCGAGCCGGGCGTGGGATTGGAAGGGTCTGCGCATCCAGGTTCCCTCGAACTACAACCCCGCCACCCGCCAATACAACATCGATATCTTCGGTGAGCCGGTGGTCGATGGTGAGGGCAAGCCCGTTGAGCAGCCTTGGAACGGCACTTTCAAGATTGCATGGACCGATAACCCTGCCTGGTGTCTCTACGCCCTGGTGACCACGAAGCGGTGGGGCCTGGGGTCGTATGTGGGCGAAGAGCTTCAGGACAAGTGGAAGCTCTACGAGATCGCGAAGTATTGCGACGGTCTGGTGCCTGACGGTCGCGGCGGCATGGAGCCCCGCTTCACATGCAACACCGTGATCGCCAGTCGCGAAGAGGCCTTCAACGTCCTTCGGGACATGGCCGCGATCTTCCGAGGAATGATCTATTGGGGCAACTCGACGGTCGGCTACTCGCAGGACGCGCCATCTGACGCTGAAATGCTCTATACGCCTTCGAATGTGATTGAAGGCAACTTCGTCTACCAGGACACCAGTGAGCGTGAGATGCACAGCGTCTTCATTTGCTACTGGAATGACCTGAAGCAGAACGGCAAGCGCGTTCCAGAGGTCTATGTTGATGACGATCTGG